ACAAGACTATATCTTGTGCCTGATGTTACTGGTTTAACTCTATGCCAAACAAAAGATGGAAATACAATAATAGATCCTTTTGGTAAAATCTCTTTTGCTCTTCTTAAATGTTTAGCTTCATCTCTCATATGTGGATCGTAGTTTCTAAAATCAAATTCTAATTCACCACCTGTGTATTCTGAACCATCTGTTAACTGACAAGTCATAGATAGTTTTCGAATCTTACCATTGTCAGGTCCTTCTTTTTCATAAGGTTTATCCCAACCATCACAATGCCAATCATAATATTGGTTGTGTTTATATTTTGTAAACTGACACGATTCAGATCTATCCCATTCAAAGTTCCAACCAGCATTTCTATTTGCTTCGTGAACATATGGGTGTAATTCTTTATATATCCAAGTGTCATTTAACCAAACTAAATCAGAGTTTCTTTTTCTTTTTAAATCTTTAACTTCTTCTTTAGATAATTTTCTATCTCCATAACCACCAGTTCTTGCCATTGTTTCTTCTTGTTGATTAGCATAAGCTATTACATCATCACAAAACTTTGGTGTAAGCACACCACTAAAATACCAATAATAATTAGATATATTCATTGATAATTAAAATTTATTACAACTCTCCTTTTTTCATCTGTACAAGATGAACCTGTATGTTTTAATATTGAATCAAATTCAATAAACTTATTTTCTTCACTTTTAATTTTTTTACCACTTTCAAATTTAGTATATCCATTACATTTGTTGATATAAAATATACCTGTTTTTCCTTCATATTGATCTACATGCATTCCGTGTTCTGTAATATTAATATCTTTTGTTAATAAATTTGCTTTTATTTTATTTATTTTTCTAAATTTTAATTTAGATAAAACAGGTTTTAAAAGATCCATCATTTTATCTGAACAATTTATTTTACCCTCTCCATTTATAAAAATAAAACAAAATTGAAAATTTTTATCTGGTATTTTATTTATACCGTCTTTAAAATACCAAGGAAAATTATGTCCCATAATTTCATCTTTTAATTTTTTAAAATGTTTTTTAGATAAAAAATTTTTATATATATTCATAAGTTATGGTTTGAACAAAATTCAAACTATCTTTCTGATCATTTGATACAATATACATATTTGTAGATGGAAACATAACAAACATATTTTTTTTAAGTTCTATATCCCAACTTCTTCCTTTACGTCTATTATCATCGAAATGTATTCTTACCCAACACTTATCAACTTTAACTCCATAAAGCATTGTAAAGTCAGGTGAGTTTCTAAGATCTACTGGATCAACATTTAATAAAGGTTTTGATACTTGACTTGGTTTATAAATATCACCCCAAGAATTTTTGTTAACTAAATTGATACCATAATCAAGACCAATAAAGTCTCTCATATATGTATTTAACATATCCCAAGTTCTTGAGAATGGAAATTGTTTATTAGTAAATGATGATTGTAAAATATCGTTGGTAAGTTTTTCTTGGTCTATCTCAAAACCTTTCGGCATATCAATATCACCATAGAATAAACTTTGTTCGCTTAAAACTTTTTTTTGCATACCACCACCTTATATAATTTATGCTAAAGCGTCTGTCAAATCCCAAGTTGTGTTAGCTTCATTCCAAACATAAGACCAGCTATGAGTAGGTTCTGCTGTCACATTTCCTTCAGCGTCTGTTGTAGGTGTATTTTGTAAGGTTTGTTCTTCTGTTAATGCGGGAGCATCACCAATTGGTGATTTCCAAGAAGCTGAATCATTATGTTTTACCCAAGATGCATATGGTTTTTTAGGCCAGAAGATTTGATCGTCCTCGTCCCAAGTATAACCTATACCTGCGTAATTTCCTCTAAATGCTGTTCCACCACCTGAATGTGTATTACCTGATGTATTGTATGAAGTTTGAATCCACATTTGTGCAGGCCAATTATTGTGTGTTTCTAAATATTGTTGACCTACTGCTTCGTCTTCAACTCCGTCAGCATTTAACATATCAGAATTATTCAAAGTTAATACTTGAATAACTTTACTGTTCGCTCCTAATTTTGCAAAATGTGCCATAATTATTCTCCTATTATATATTAAATTTTATTCTTAGTAAATACATGTTAATTTTGATATTTGTATCTTACCATAACAATTCCAGATCCACCTGATTTAGATGTTTGATCTCTTGGTCCACCTGCTCCCCCACCTGTATTAACTACACCATTAGCATTACTTGTACCATTATCACCACCTCGTCCACCACCTCCTGGACCAGCATCTCCACCAGTTCCTGGACCTCCTGAACCACCTCCACCACCACCAGCAAAAAGTCTTCCATTTGGTGCTTGAGGGGCTGGTGAACACCCATAACTTGGTGCTGTTGGGCCAATGAAAGCATCGGGAACATACTGTCCAGTACCGCCACCTTTTCCAGGTATACTACAAGTTGGTGCAGTATTTCCAGCCCCACTTGCACCGCCACCACCTCCAGCTCCTGATTCACACGCTGGTGATGCTGCTCTTCTAGCACCATTTCCACCGGGTTCTCCTTGAGATGGACTGACCGGAGGAGTATTGCCTGTTCCTCCTTGATCGACACTTTGAGGAGTAACTTTACCAGCTCCACCACCACCAGATCCTCCTGGCTTATTAGCACCAGCTGCAGGTGATGAAGAATTTTTAGATCCACCGCCACCGCCACCGGTTGATATTATAGTTGAAAATATTGAATTAGCTCCTCTTGATCCACCACTGCTATTAGCAGGATCTCCAGCACCACCTGCTCCAACCGTAATTGGATAACCTTGAACTGAAATTGGTAAAGCTGCTGGACCATTTGTTGGAGCTGCACCTGGATGAGCAGTAAATGATCTCCAACCTCCACCACCTCCACCACCTCCACCTTGAATTTTTGGACCAGCTGTACCATAGCCACCTGAACCTCCACCACCAGCTACTACTAAATATTCTACCGTATCTGATCCTGCAGGATTACCAACAGCTGATACACAAAAAGTTCCAGGTGATGTAAAAATATGTGTTTTAAAATCACCACAACAAACAATTGTTCCACCTGTTGCTGTTATATATTCAGCACCTAAACTATCTGTATTTGTTGAATCATTTGTTAAAACCCAACCTTGTGTAGCATCTACATAAATAAAAGTTAAAAAATCTCCGTTTGTACTATAAGCTATAGTATCAGTATCTGATCCTCCTCCAATAGGTGAACCGTTTCTATTAACTGTTAAATTATTTGTTTCAAAAGTATATGCATAATCTTTTACTGAAACTATGTCACCTGCACTTGGTGAAGCAGGTAAAGTCATTGTTACTGCTCCACTTGTTGTATTAACAAAATAACCATTACCTGAAACCGCTGTGAATGAAGCTGTCTTTGCAGTCGTATCCCAATCCACTGTACCTGTACGACCAAAACCTGTTTGTGATGCACCAGCTGCTAAATTGATTGTATCTCCTGAAGCTCCTAAAGTAATATTTGTTCCGCATTGACTAATAATGCTTCCACCATCAACTGCTTTTAATGCATTTGATTTTAAATCTCCATTAACAGTTACTGGAACACCTGCTGTTACTGATACTGAATCTCCAGAATCTCCAACAGTTACTGTACCACAATTTGTTCTTGGACTAATTTTATTTACTTTTACTTCACTCATAATTTACCTATTGAAATTTGTACCTTATTATTACTATACCTGATCCTCCAGATCCACCACATCCTCCAGGATTTGCTCCAGCTCCACCTCCACCACCACCAGTGTTAGTTGTGCCTGCATTTCCATTACATCCTGTTTGACCACCTGCTCCACCACCACCAGAACCACCAGCACCACCTGCATATGGTGTATCTGGAGTTGGACCATCACCACCACCACCTGCTCCACCGCCACCAGCTCTTGTTGTAGGTGTTGTATTAATTGAACTTGTTGCACCTGCTCCACCTGGTCCACCAATGTGACTTGGTCCACCAGCTCCTGCTCCACCAGCAACTGTTGCTCCACCACCACCACCTGATGCACAGTTTCCAGCAGTTGCAGCTGGATTACTTCCACTTTGTCCTTGAGGAGGAGTCACAGAAGGTGTATTTCCTGTTCCTGCTCCAGCGTTAGCTACACCACCTCCTCCAGATCCACCACTTGATCCACATTCAACACCACCTCTTGATCCACCAGCTCCACCACCTGTTGATGTTATTGTTGAAAAAATTGAATTAGATCCATTAGCTCCTTTTGTTTCAGGTCCACCATTAGCTCCACCTCCACCTACTGTAATAGGATAACCTGTTGCAGGCACTGGTAAAGCAACTGCTGGAGATACTCCTAAAGGAGATACTCCATATGATCCTGAAGCTGTTCCAGGAGATTCTCTATAACCACCAGCTCCACCACCAGCTCCTGATCTTGAAGAGCCACCAGTACCACCACCAGAACCACCACCTGCTACTACTAAATAATCTACTGTATTAGAACCAGCTGGATTACCTGCACATGACACACAAAAAGTACCAGGACCTGTAAATGTATGAATTTTAAAATCACCTGAAGTTGTAATTGTACCGCCTGTTGCTGTAACAAAAGCAGAAGGGGTTACACCTGTTGTATCATTATCTGAACCTGTTACTGATTTCCAGCCTCTTGTAACATCTACATATACTAATGAAACTGCAATACCTTGTGTAGAAAGAGTTGCGTTATCATTTGTACCATTAATTTTGTCTGTTCCGTTTGGAGTTATTGTTAAATTATTAGTTTGAAAAGTTGATGCATAATCTGAAATACCTACAATATCTCCTGCAGATCCAGCTGGTAAAGTTACTGTTACAGCTCCTGATGTAGTATTTACAAAATAACCATTACCGCTCACTGCTGTAAATGATGCTGTTTTAGCTGTTGTATCCCAATCAACAGTTCCTGTTCTACCGAAACCTGTCTGTGATGCACCTGATGCTAAATTAATAGTATCGCCACTTGCACCTAGTGTAATAGTTGTACCACATTGATTAATTAAATTTCCACCGTCTGCTGCTTGTATGTCATCTGCTTTTACAACTGAACCACTGATCGTAGTTGTTGCACCGCATTTAGTGACTACTGCACCGCCGCATTGGTTTTCTATGTTATCTACTTTTATTTTACTTGCCATAATTATTGAAATTTGTACCTTATTATTACAACACCACTGGATCCATTTCCACCACCACTACAATTAAACCCAGCTCCACCACCACCGCCAGATCCTCTATTAGCAGGGCTTGCATTTGCTCCTGATCCATTTGGGTTATCCCCACCAGAACCAGCACCTCCACCGCCACCATTTCCACCACCTGCGGCAGGAGGTTCGCCACCACCACCACCGCCACCACCAGCGTAACTTGTGGGGCTACTTGAAATCGCTGAAACTACTTCAGAACCACCATCTCCACCCCTACCTGCTGGAGCTGAATCAGATGCAGGAATACCTGCTCCGCCTGCTCCACCACCAGAACCACCTGTGTATTGAGGGCCGCCTTTACCATCACCACCATCATTTCCTTGAGGAGGAGATGTAGGAGGTGTATTACCAGTTCCTCCTGGTGTACTTTGATAAGTACCGCCACCACCAGAACCACCTGGTTGACCATTACTTTGTATAGCTCCGGGAGAACCTCCAAAACCACCACCTGCTGATGTATATATTGAAAAAACTGAATTTGATCCTGACCCAGCTGATCCTAAACCTGTTGGTGCTCCTGGTCCACCGCCACCAACTGTAATTGGATAACCTTGTGCTGACACAGGTTCAGAAACACATGTTGCTAATGGACTAGCTGTCCAAGGTGCTCCAGTTGCTTTTGATTCTCTAAAACCTCCTGCTCCTCCACCACCGCCACCACCGCCTGGATTGTTAGAACCACCACCACCTGCACCACCAGCAACAATCAAATAATCTACACTATTTGATCCTCTAACATTACCTGCACAAGTAACTGTAAAAGTACCAGGTCCTGTAAAAGTATGAATTTTGTAATCGCCACAACAAGTAATTGTTCCTCCTGTTGCTGCTACATATGCAGGAGGTAAAATACCTGATTTTTCATTATTATTAACTGGAACCCATCCTTGAGTTCCATCAACATAAACTAAAGTTATTGCATCTCTATTTTCATAAATTGTTGCATCATCTGTTCCACCTTCAATGTTTGATCCGTTTCTTGCAATTGTAATGTTGTTAGTTGCAGCTGTTCCTGCGTAATCTGCTACAGCCACGATGTCTCCCGCACTTGGTGATGCTGGTAGCGTTACTGTTATAGCTCCAGAAGTCGTATTTACAAAATATCCATTACCACTAACTGCAGTAAACGCTGATGTCTTTGCTGTAGTGTCCCAATCAACAGTTCCAGTTCTTCCAAAACCTGTTTGACTACCATTATTAACAACAGTAGTTCCAGAAGGAAAAGTTATTGTATCACCAGAAGCACCAACTGTTAAATTAGTTCCACATTGATTAACAATATTGCCACCATCAGAAGCTTGAAGTGTATTTGACTTTACTATGTTTCCAGGAACTGTAACTGTTTTACCAGAAGATCCTACAGTAATAGTGCTACCACATTGTGCGTCTATTTCATTAACTTCTATCTTACTCATTAAATTATTACCAATGTCCCTGTTATAGTTTGTGTTCCAGTAATAGTTACTGGTCCTGCTAATACTCCTGAATCCATTGTTTGAACTTCATCTAATGTAGAAGCATGAGTTACAACATAACCTGTTGCTTCCATTACTGGTGACATTGCTTTTTTAGCAGGGATGGTACAAAAGACTTCTTTCTCTCCTGAACCGAAATCAATTTTAGCTGTGGTACCTAAGTTATTACTTATCACTGTGTCTCTTGAAAGAGTATCTGGAGAGGCATCGGTTACTGTACCAATACCAACTTCAAACTTATCTGTACCTGTTTCGGTAATACAATAATACGTAGTATTAG